AATCCGCAGCGCCGATTTTCGAAGCAACCAAGACTAACTTGCGCCTCGCGCGGCTCTGAAGCGGCCGCGCCGGCGCGCATCAACAAGGGTGAAAAGATGGCGGCTCTAACCAATGCGCGAAACACGCCCGAGATGGCCGACGGCGGCAGGATGCGCGTTTACCCGGTCGAAGCGAATACCAACATCTACCTGGGCGGGATCGTCGCGCTGGACGCGGCGGGCAATGCGGTGCCGGCGTCCGCGACCACGACCGTCGCGAACCCGCTCAAGATCATTGGGCGCGCCGAATACGTGAGCAACGGAATCCCGGGGCAGAACGCGATTAACAATCCAGGCGCCGCCGGCGCGCTTTCGATCACGGCGCGCAAGGGAGTGTTCCTGTACGCGACGGATGGATCGGTTGGCGCGGCGCAGGTCGGACTCATCTGCTTTGCGCTCGACGACAACAACGTCACCGCGACCGATCGCGCAAGTGGCGCGGCCGTGCAGCAATACGCGGCGGCCGGGACCGTGGTTGCGATCGATCCGAGCGGCCAGGTCTGGGTGGATTTCTGGCATCAGGCGACCGGAGCGGCGTGATGACTACCTTCACCCGAAAAACGAAGACGAGGAAGAATTAGATGGAAATCAGTGCAGCGAATCTGACCGCATTGTTCACCGGCTTCGACGTCGTCTTCCAGCGCGGATTCGAGAAGCCGCCGTCATACTACGAACAGGTCACGAGCGTGGTGCGTTCGGCGTCGCGCCAGACTACCTATCCATGGCTCGGCCGCACTACCAAGTTCCGCGAGTGGCTGGGCGATCGCGTTATACAGGCGCTCGAGACGCATGAATACACAATAGTCAATAGGAACTTCGAAGATACTGTCGCGATCGATCGCAATGATATCGAGGACGATACCTACGGTGCGTACGAGCCGATCATCGAGCAGCTTGGATGGGACACCAAGGTGCATCCGGACATGCTGCTGTTCGCGATGATCAAAGACGCGGTGGCGAACCCAGGCGATGTCGTCGGCTTCGACGGGGTGCCGTTTTTCTCGGCGAGCCATCCGGTCGGCCTGATGGGACAGACCGGAACCACCGCGGCGAATATCAACTCGAGCGGGTCGGGTGCGTACTGGTACCTGATCGATGCGTCGCGGGTGATCCGCCCATTCATCTTTCAGCTCCGGCGCGAATACGCAGTGACGCGAATGAATACCGTCACCGATGAGGCGGTGTTCAACCGGCGCGAGTTTCGCTACGGCGTGGACGGGCGCGCCAACACCGGCGTCGGGCTGTGGCAGTTGGCATACGCCAGCAACACGGACCTGAGCAATCCGACCAACTACGGAGCGGTGCGCGCCGCGATGAGAGCGTTCAAAACCGATGCGGGACAGCCATTTGGCGCGCTGTCGAGCCGCGAGGGCGTCTACCTGCTGGTGCCGCCGTCGCTCGAAGAAGTCGCGCGTCAGTTGCTGAACTCCGAGTTCATGGTCGGCGCCGGCGCGAGTGCGAACGTCGCGACCTCGAACATCTGGCTCAAGAGCGCGAGCCTTATAGTCAGTGAGTTCCTGGCGTAAGGACGCGGAGATGAAACCAGTTTCCCTGAGCCGGCGTACCGCGGGTCCCCCTCCCGCCCGCGGCGCCGGAGTGCGTGCCCACTCTCCGCGGGCGCAGGCCAGTTGCCTGACGCCCGCGGAGAGGCCCGCAAGGAGCATCACGACTTCCGATGCGATGAGGTTACGACAGTGAGTTACGCGACCGCGCAAGACGTGATCAATCGATACCCTAATCGAGACCTTGTTCAACTGACTAATGAAGATCCTACGGCGACCACGGTAAATGAAGCACCGATCACGCAAGCTCTTGCCGACGCTTCCGCGGAAATCGACGGATATATCGAAGGGCGTTTCGCGCTGCCGCTGACAGATCCCCCGGCCGTTCTCAACCGTCTCACAACCGACATCGCGATGTACCGGCTGCAATCACTGCGACCGCTGCACGACCTCGAAGACGCGCGCAAGCGTTATGAAGACGCGGTCGCGATGCTCACGAAAGTCGCGGCCGGCGAGCTCACGCTCGGTCTGTCCGCCGACAACCAGGAACCGCCGGTGGCGGCAGGGGCGGTGGAAACCGTGCAGGGGCCGGATCGCGTTTTCAAGCGCGGCAATCTGAAGGGCTACTGAGATGGGCGCCATGCTCGACGCTCCGTGGAACGGCGTGGTCTTCACGCCGCCGACGGCGATCGATATCGCGACGATCGAAGACGCAATCGTCAATCAACTGCGTTCGCAAATCAACTCGATCGAAATCGCGCACTATCCGGATCGGCCCGAGACCTGGCGCCTGACGCATCGCGTGGGCGCGGCATTGGTGATGTACAAGGGCGCGCAGTACGGCGAGTTGCTCGAAACCGCGGCGATAATTCAGGAACGCAAACTCGAGTTCGAGATCGCGATAATGATGCGCGACCTCGGATGGGCGGTCGGTGGAGACCCGTCGGGGCCGAGTCCCGGCGCGTACGCGATCATCGAGGGCATCCGCACAGCGTTGACCGGATATCGGATTCCGGGCTGCCGCCAAATGTACCCGGTGCGTGAAAAATTCGTAAAGCGCGACAAGCAGGGCGGCGTGTGGACGTACGCATCGACGTTCGCACTGAGCACCGTGGCAGTCGAAGCCTCGCAGCCGGACGGGTTCCCGCTCTTCGTCAAGGGCATCGCGCTGGAAGAAGGCGGACAGACTTCCATCACGGTCGGCGCGGCGGCGTACACGTTCAATTCGAACCAACAGGTTCAGCTTCCCCAGGTCAACGTGTTTGCCGTGAGCATCACGGGTCCCGGCGGCGGATCGCTGATCCAGGGCACGGATTTCTCGGTCGATCGCGCCAGCGGAATCGTCACGGCGATCCCGGGCGGCGCAATATCCGCCGGCGACACGGTGCAGATCGCATACACATACGGCGAAGAGGTTATTGCGACAACGGGCCAGAGCGAGCCGACTAATTAGGCCGGAACAAATAGTAATTCGATTCAACTGAGTAACAGGTGACACATGCCAGCGAGTTTCTTGCACGGAGTTGAAGTAATCGAAGTGACTAACGGGCCGGTCCCGGTCACGGTCGTCAAGTCGGCGGTGATTGGACTGGTCGGGACGGCGCCATCGTGGGCGGTGGAATCGCCGTCGGTCGCGGTAGCGCCCAACACGCCGGCGCTGGTCTCGTCAGCGCTCGACGCTGCAAACTTCGGACCGACAGTTCAAGGGTACTCGATTCCGTATGCGCTCGTGTCGATCCAGGAGCAAGGAGCGGGACAGGCGATCGTCGTCAACGTGTTCGATCCCGGCAGACATTTCACGGCGATAGCTGCGACCGCATTCACCTTCAACGCGCAGGGAGCCATCAACCTCGGCCACATGGGCGTATCGAGCGTGGTAGTGACTAGTAATCCTGCCGGTACTACCTATGTCGCGGGCACTGACTATACGCTCGATGCGGTGAATGGTGCGATTACGATCGTGCCAACGGGATCGGGAGGACATATTACCGCGGGCGCCAGCGTGTTGATCGCATTCAACTACGCCGATCCGTCGAAGGTGGCGGACGCTGACGTGATTGGGGAATTCACGGGCGGCGTTTATACGGGGATGCAGGCATTTCAGACGACCTACGGAACGATGGGATTCTTTCCCAAGATATTGATTGCGCCGGGCTACTCGCAGGACGCCGCGGTTGCGACTGCAATCGACGCCATGGCCAACAAGATTCGCGCGATGGCGCTCGTCGATTCGCCGCCTTCGACTGCGGTGGCGACCGCGATCGCCAATCGCGGAGTCGTGGGCAATGCCTTTGCAACGTCGAGCAGCCGGACAGTCCTCTGCTATCCGCAAGAGACGTTCTACGACACGGGAATCGTGCCGACGGGAGTCACGCTCAGCACTTCAGGGACGCCGGTAACGGCGCAATTCAACGCGAACTCGGTAGGGCCATATTCACAGTGGGTGGCTGGAGCGATCGCGGCCAAGGACCTGGCGCAAGGTTACTGGTGGTCGCCATCCAACACGCCGGTCGATGGAATGCTCGGGCCGGACGTTCAGCTCTACGCGTCTATTCTCGACGCGTCGTCCGACACCAACAATCTGAATGCGGCGGGAATCGTGACGGTGTTCAACGCATTCGGTACCGGACTTCGGGTGTGGGGCAACCGGAGCGCCGAGTACCCGGCATCCACCGCGCCGGACAATTTTATCTCGGTACGGCGCACCATGGACGTAATCGAGGAATCGCTGGAACTCGCGATGCTCCAGTTTATCGACCAGCCGATTTCCAACGCGCTGATCACGGCGATCCTCGCCAGCGCGAACGCGTTCATCAGATCGCTCATCCAGCGCGGCGCGCTGGTAGCCGGCGCGGCAAGCTTCGACCCGGCGGAAAATCCATACACGCAGATCGCCGCCGGCCAACTGGTCTTTGACATCGACGTAATGCCCCCGCCACCCGCGGAAAGAATCACCTTTGAGGCATTCATAGATGTGACGTTGCTGCAGCAACTCGGACAGACGAGCCCGATAACTGCAGCGGCGGGAGCGACCTCGTAACTCGCGCGGATCCCAGGGGAACAGGATGAACATCCAGATCAACTCACTGACTAACGCAAATATATATATCGACGGCGTCGGACTGCTGGGCCGCGCCGAAGAGATCGAGATCGCCAATCCCAAGCACAAGATGATTGACTACAAGGGCCTGGGGATGGCCGGAACGGCTGAGCTGTGGGCGGGCGTGGAAAAACTCGAATCGATAATCAAGTGGACCTCGTTCGACGCGAGTACGCTTACGATGTCAACCAGTCCGTTCCAAACACATTCCTTCCAGGCACGGGGAAATCTGGAGCAGTACACCAGCCAGGGACGAACTGCGCAACTCCCGGTGGTGTACCTGATGACGGGAATTTTCAAGGACGGCGGAAGTCCCATTTTCCGTCAGCATAAAATGGTCGAAACCACGTCGGTGATAAGCATCTATCACTGCGAGCTATACGTGGCGGGAGTCCAAATATACTTGTACGACGTATTCGCCAATATCTACGTAGTCGGCGGCGTCGATCAACTGAGTACTTTCCGTTCAAATCTCGGCGGCTGACCCGGGATTGCATTGAAATTGGAAGACAGGGGCGATGATTAATGAAGAGCGATGAAATTACGGTGAATGGAGTACGTATCGGTGGCGCGGAAACGGGAGAGGAAGAAGATATTCGGGCCATCGATTTACCTTCTGGCTCGCGCGCTGCGGTGCGCAAAGGTCATGGACGGGACCTGATGCGGGCCCAACGGGCAGCGGCGGGTAGCGACGCGAGCGCGGTGATATTTGCACTAATCGCGGAGCTGACGCGCGTGGACGGGCGCAAGATCGTGTACGAGGACGTGCTCGAGATGGATCTTGGCGACGTGATGGCGCTGCAGGACGAGGTGATTGGCGAAAATTTCGACTGCCCTCCGCAGCGAGCTTCGCAGGCCTCGTTCAATCCGGATTCTCAGTCCAGGAGCTGAGCGGGATGGACTTTGCGGAGCTGTCGTATTGGCTCGACGCGGTGACGGATTATGAGCGGATGCGCGTCGAACGCGGCGGAGGGGACGAATCGTGAGTAGTAATTACAGTGACTATAGCGCAATGCGTGGAGTAACTAATCACGCGAGACGGTGAGACGATGGGAGTGAGACTATTCGTAGGGAACCTGAGTTTTTCGTTAGGCGATGGCGATTTGCGTGAGGCATTTGCCGGGATCGGCGGAGTGGAACGAGCCGAGATTGTGCGCGACCGTTTCGACGGGCGCTCGCGCGGGTTCGGATTTGTCGAGATGACCAATGAGGACGACGCCGCGGTCGCGCTGCGCGCGATGAACGGCAAGGAACTCGCAGGACGTCCGTTGCGAGTCGAGGCCGCGACCTCTCAACGCCGGCCATTCGACCGTAACGTCGCGCGAGCCTAGTTGAACCTTTCAATCGCGGCATCAGAGCGAATCATTAGATGGCAAGGCAATCCAGGACAATCGACACGCCGGCGGAGATTAGCGGAGCGAAGTCGGCGCGCGCGCTCAGCCATCTCGACCGGATGGCCGGCTTCGTAGGAGAGAGCATCCGGATCGCGCGGGCGACTGCTGGCATCGCGATGGCCGCAGGTCATCGCTGGCAACTTCCCGCGCATGCTGCCCTTCTGAAATACGACCATCGTCCGGAGGCAGAATCCTTCGCGAACAGAGATACTCGTAGCGACGGCTCTCAGAGCCGGTTGGACGACAATCCAGGTCGAAATGGAGGAGACAGTTGGAGAAAGACTGCGAGCGCCGCGCAATTGATTCGGCCGTTCGCCGTGGGCGCCAGAGCGCTGAATGCGACTGCGCGAGTACGTGACGGCATCAGGGGCAACGAAGCGGCAGCTTCAATGGCGCGGCTGAAAGACTCGGATGGCGCGATCGATGGAGAGTCACGAGGAAGGCCTGGCGGTCACGCGAATGCATGGCATCGCACGACTGCAAGGGTCGATGCCGGCGGCCGCTTGTCGCGGGAAATTCGGGAATTGTCGCTCGCGGCGGATGCTCTGTCGCGAGTTGAACGCTCAATTGAATGGGGAAGCGCAGCCTGGGCGACTTCCACTGCGGGCCGACGCGCGACACGGTCCGGATTGAAGAGCTCGAGCGATTTCGCCGAGCGGGCGCACCGCGCGAGCGAAATTGCCCAGACGATGGTTGTCGCGAATACGGAATCATCGCCGAGATCAGATGCAGGGCGAGTTTCGAGTCGATCACGAGAGAGTCTCGAAGCAGAACGAGAGGCGTTCGCCGGGACAGGCTTCCTCGCGAGCGCTCGCATGGCTTCATCGATCCGCGCGGTGATGCCGCCCGCAAATCTCTCCCAGCGCGAGTTCGCGGAACCATCGGGCAACTCTCGTGGTCCGAATAACAGCAGCGTGCGCACGGGGATCACTATCAACTCGTCGCCGACGGTCGTGATCAACGCGCCGGCAGCGGGCGGCAATGTAGAGCGTGATGCGATTGGCGCACTGCGGGCGCATCGCGAGGAACTGTTCAATCAATTGAAACGAGAATCGGCGCGGCGCGAGCGCGCGCAGTTCTGAGGAGCGATTAGTTGTTCGCAGCATTGGGCGACATTCAATTCGGGGTGGTTGGCTCTCCGGAAGGCTACGAATCGGCAGGGGCGTACGATTTTGCCGAGCAGCGGGTGATTGAAAGCAAGCCACGGCTGCAATGGGTCGGCGACGATCTCGAGCGGCTGAATTTCGACCTGATGTGGCACTCGTCGTTCACGAACCCTGCCGTGCAGCTGGCGCTATTGCGCGCGACGGCTGCGCAGCATCTGGCGCTGCCGCTGGTCTTTGGCGTCGGAACGTACCTGGGTCTCTTTGTGATCGAATCGATTAAAGTGAAATCGATGCAGATGTCGGATCTCGGCGGATTGCTGACAATCAGGGTCGCACTCGCACTCAAGGAATGGATAGCTGACCCGCAACTTGTTTCCAGCGCGCTGCCGGTTGCGACATTTTCTCCGTTAGGAATCACGACGGCGTCGACCGGAACCGCCGGCAGTGGCTCGGACGGATCCACGCCAGGCGTGTCGGCGTTGCTCAGTATCCCGTCTGCGACAGGCACAAGCGGTCCCAATCTTGAAGCGGACGACGTGCCCGCCGCGGTTATCGTGAGGAGCGCCGCGCGATGACGCCGTCCGGACAGTTCATACTTCACATTACGACGGCCGGTGAACGCTGGGATCTGTTAGCCTGGCAATACTATGGCGATCCAACTGACTATTCTCCGATCATAATGGCTAATCCGAATGTACCGATAGAGCCGGTGTTCGATGCCGGAATATCGATCGGCGTGCCGATCCTGCAGAAGAGCGTGGTGGTCACGGCCGATTTGCCGCCCTGGAAATTGTCTCGGACGGCGAGTGCGTAATGGCTCCGACGGCATCGTATCCAGTTCGTTCGCCGCAATGGATACTCAATTATTTGGGCGTGAATATTACCGCCGATGTATCGCAAATGGTTCTTGCGATCAGATATGTCGATCGGCTCGATGGCGCTTCAGGCGAGCTTGAAGTGGATCTCGAAGATTCCGCGAAGCTATGGCAAGGGCCCTGGTATCCGGCTCTCGGCGACATAGTCAGTCTGCAAATTGGCTATAGCGGCGAGGCTTTGCTGGATTGCGGTGAATTTCAGATCGACGAGCTGGAATTGGATGGACCGCCCGACGTGATGAGACTCCGCTGCCTTGCCGCATACATCACGCCGGCGATGCGCACAGCGAATACTGTGGCGTACGAGAACATGGGCATCGTGGAAATAGCGGGGCTAATCGCAGGGAAGTACGGGCTGGTAATGGTGACGGCGTCATCCGAGTCCGAGAGCGATGTCGTGTTTGCCCGCGTCACTCAACGCCGCCAGACGGATCTGGAATTTCTGAAACGGCTGGCGAGAGAGCACAACTTCGGTTTTACAGTGCGTGGAGGGCAGTTGGTCTTTTACGCGCGACCGGTGCTCGAGTCCGTACCTGCGGTGGTCGCGATTACACGATCAGATGTGGTTCGATTCTCATTTCGGAACAGAACACGCCGAATCTACGATGGTGCGGAATTCTCATACTTCGATCCCGACACGAAACAACTGATTACTCAGTCGGTGTCCGCGGACCCGTCTTCTCCGACGGGAGACACGCTCAAGATCGTCGCGCGCTGTGAAAACGCGCAGCAAGCGCTAGTGAAGGCCGAAGCCGCACTTCATCTGCACAACATGGTGTTCGTGGACGCAACGCTGGAGGGACCGGGAACCACGGTGCTGGTGGCCGGAAACAATGTACAGCTCAGCGGATGGGGCGCGCTGGATGGAACATACCTAATCGAGACGGCGCAGCATCATTTGGCGCGCGCGACAGGATACTCAACGTCGATTGCAGCGCGGCGGGTCAGCGCATGAATGACATAGTCGAATACCGTGAGCGATTTGCCTCGCTGAATCCCACTTTCCGGGTCGGAATCGTGCAGCAGCAGGACACGGCGCGCGCAAAGGTGCGCGTGGTGTTTCCGGATTACGACGAGGTGATCAGCTGGTGGCTGCCAGTTGTTTTTCCCAAGACGCAGAACGACAAGGCGTATTGGATTCCGGACATCGGCGAACAGGTCGTATGCCTGATGGACCTGCGCGATGAGGCTGGCGCGGTGCTGGGCGCGATTTATTCAGACGCAGACGTGCCGCCGGTGAATAGCGCCGACAAGTTTCATCTCGCGTTCCGGGATGGCACGAGCATCGATTACGATCGCGTCGCGCACCTCCTCGATCTTCTTTTCCAGGATACCACGCAAATCACCTACAACGCCCAGGTGCATCTGCTCGATCTGAAGTTTCAGGACCAGGGCGAGATCAAATACGACGGCACCGAGCACATTCTGACCGTGAGCCTCCCCCAAGGTGCGGCGTTCAATGTTACGGCGAACGGTGCACAGATGCAGATTGACTCGACCGGCAACGTCATCATCAGGGCGGCGGGACAGGTGCAGCTCGGAACCGGCCAGTTGGCTGGTGTCGCGCGGCTCGGCGATAGAGTTCAAGTGGGCGAGGCGACGGGAACGATCGTGACGGCAAGCACCGACGTGTTGGCGGGATGACGATGCCGGCGGGCGCAATCACACTGGCGGATATCACGTCGGCCGACTGGTCTTTGGCTCTGGGAGCCATCGGCGAAGTGGTGCAGGGAATCGCCGACGTCGAGCAATGCCTGGGGATAATCGTAACGACGCCACAGGGAAGCGATCCGCTGCGGCCGACTTTTGGTGCGGATATCTGGCGGTACATCGATTTTCCGATCAACCTGGCATTGCCCGCAATTGTGAGCGAACTGACATCGGCGATCACGACGTGGGAGCCGCGGGTAAATCTTGTTTCCGTGACGGCGCAACCCGTCAATGACGGGAGCGCGCAGTCGGGCGCGCATCTCGGCGTGACGCTCAACTGGCAGCTCAGGCTGGGCGTCACTGCGGCGCCGGTTCAGACCACGACCGTGACAATCCCGGGAGCGACGGTCTAATCCGGGCCGCGCCGACGGCGATGAAAGGATGAGTTGATGAGTGCGGGAATTCCATCGCTTCCGCCGCCGGTGTTTGTCAACGATGCCGACGGGCTCGATCCAAACCTAATCCTTGCCGACATGATTGCCGAGTTCGAGGCAGCCGCAGGCCGAACGCTTTATCCGGCGCAGGTCGAGCGGCTGTTGATCAATCTGTATGCGTACCGCGAATCGCTGGTACGCAACGCGATCCAGTATGCGGCCCAGCAGAATCTGCTCGCCTTCGCGTCGTTCCCGATGCTCGATTATCTCGGTCAACTGCTAAGCGTCACGCGACTGGCATCGCAGCCCGCGGTGACGACGCTCCAATTCACGTTGGCCAACGCGCTGACGGTGCCGTTCACGATTGCCGCGGGAACGCTGGCCGGCACGAACGACGGGCAGTTTGCTTTCGCGACCAGCGCGACGATCACCATTGCGGCCAGCGCAACTACCGGTAGTGTCGCTGCCACGGCGACAACTCCAGGAGCGGCTGCGAATGGATACCTGGCGGGGCAGGTCAACGTCCAGCTCAATCCGAATGCCTTGATCGCGAGCGTGACCAATACGAGCACGACCACGGGTGGATCCGCCCCTGAAACGGACGATCATCTGCGCACGCGCATTCAGGCTGCGCCAAATCAGTTCAGCGTCGCGGGGCCGATCGGAGCGTACCGGTTTTTTGCGATCGGCGCCGATCCGTCGATCATCGACGCGCAAATTGTCAGTCCG